GAAAAGTTGTTGATATAGATGATAGGCAACAAGGTGGTACTAACCTTATGAACATAAGAGATAGGTACACCAAACTACAAAGGTCTTTTTATGGAGACCAGATGGCAGCTCAATCGATGGCATACCATCAAGTTCGTAGAGAACTATTCAGAGATTATGATGCAATGGATAATGACCCAATTATCTCATCGGCATTAGATATATACGCAGATGAATGTACACTTAAAAACGAATTCGGTGAAGTTGTACAAATCAAATCAAAAAACGAAAAAATAAAAGAAATTTTAGAAAACCTTTTCTATGATATTCTTAATATTGAGTTCAACCTTTGGTCTTGGACTCGTAATATGGTTAAGTATGGTGATTTCTTTTTACTACAAGAAATACAACCAGGTGTTGGTATTATAAATGTAAGACCACTTCCAGTTTATGAATTGGAAAGAATAGAAAATACTGACCCAAATAATTCAAATTATGTAAAGTTCAAATTAAACCATGACCCCGCAGGAAAAGGTGAATATGAAAACTATGAAGTAGTACATTTTAGATTATTATCTGATACTAACTTCTTACCATATGGAAAGGCAATGATTGAAAATGGTAGAAGAATTTGGAAACAAGTTTCTCTTATGGAAGATGCTATGTTAATTCATAGAATTATGAGAGCACCCGATAAGAGAGTTTTCAAAATTGATATTGGGAACATTCCACCACAAGAAGTTGATAACTATATGCAGAAGATTATCACCAAAATGAAGAAAACTCCATTTGTGGACAAAAAGACTGGTGATTATAACTTAAAGTATAATATCCAAAACCTAACTGAAGATTTCTTCTTACCTGTTAGGGGTGGTGATAGTGGTACTGAAATTGATTCATTGGGTGGATTGGAATACACAGCAATTGATGATATCGATTACTTAAAAAACAAACTATTTGCGGCTCTTAAAATTCCAAAAGCATATTTGGGATATGATGAGAATGTAAATGGTAAAGCAACTCTTGCTGCAGAAGATGTAAGATTCGCAAGAACAATCGAAAGAATCCAAAGAACTCTTATTTCAGAATTAACTAAGATTGCAGTAACTCACTTAGCTGCTCAAGGTATTGACGGACCTGAAATGGTGGACTTTGAATTAGACTTAGTAAACCCATCTACGATTTATGAACAAGAAAAAGTAAATCTTTGGAGTGAGAAAGTTAGATTGGTTTCCGATATTCAACAATTAAATATGGTATCTAAAGATTGGGCATACAAAAATATATTTAACTTTAGTGAAGATGAGGTTGATTTCCAAAAAGAGCAACTTATCAATGACCTTAAAGATAGATTTAGATATCGTTCAATTGAAGATGAAGGTAATGACCCAGCAATGGAACAAGACCCAACTGATGTTGAAGATGAATTAGAAGAATTAAAAACTGAACTAAAAAACAAAGGTGGTAGACCAAGAGAGGGAAACACCTATGGAAAAGATAAACATCCTTATGGTAGAGACCCTTTAGGTAAAAAGGAAAATCAAAAAGCATTATCAAAGACCGAATCAAAAATTAGTAAAAGAACACAAAAAGTTGCACGGGAATATGTTAATGGGGTTTCTTCAAAACGAAAGTTGATGAGTGAAAACGGAGACTTTTTAGATGACACAAATTTGATTGATGAATAAAAAATCAGGAAATAAAAATTAACTTATATTTATATACGATGTAAAGTATCGTATATTGATATATTATTATAGGATAAAAACACAATGAAGAGGGTAAAACATTCAAAATTTAAGAATACAGGTATTCTATTTGAACTTCTCGTAAGACAAATTACGTTAGAAGTTCTTAATGGTGATACTACCGAAAAAGCTAAAAAAATCGTAAGTGAATTTTTTAGTCCAAAAACAGAGTTAAACAAGGAGTTAAGATTGTACGAACTTCTTATGAAAGAAAAGTACAATTCTGAGTCAAGAGCAGAAAAGTTCATTGATACTGTTAATGAAGCACATAATCGTATTGACCAAAAACAACTTCATAGAGAAAAATATAATCTTATTAAAAAGATTAACGAATCATTCAATATGGATGAGTTCCTTTCTTCTCCTATTTCTAATTATAGAGTTTTAGCATCCATCTATAAGATTTTTGAATCTAAAAAGATGAATAACTATGATATTAAAGATGTATTCAATTCAAAAATTACCCTCATTGAATCAATCACATCAAATCCAGCAGTTAAAACTCAATCTAAAAAAGATAAATTAGTTGAATCCTATAAAAAACAAGATAAAGATTTAAGATTACTTACTTATAAAATTTTAGTAGAACAATTTAATAAAAAGTATTCTAACTTAAATGAATCTCAAAAATCTTTATTAAAAGAGTATATAAACAACTTAACAAACACAACTGGATTCAAATCTTATGTAGAGAATGAAATTCCAAATATTGTAAAAGAATTAAAATCAATCCAATCTAAAGTTAAAGATAAGGTAACTAAAATTAAGTTAGCAGAAACTGCATCGGTTTTATCTAAAACAAAAATTGGTAAATCGGTTTCTGATAATCATGTATCATCACTAATGATGTCTTATGAACTAATTAAAGAGTTGAAAAGTAAATTATGAACTTAAAGGAGTTAATTGAAGATTTAATTGCAGAAATAGAGCAAGAAGAATTAGAAGTTGATGAAGCAACCACTACTGGTAATGTAGCAGGTTATAATACTCCTAATGCTTTCGCAGACACCGATGGAACTGATGATGAGGCAGAAGCAGATGTAGACCATATTATTAAGGTGAGTGGTTATAGTAAAGTTAATGAAAATCGTTGGCATGAGTTGAGAAAATCTGAAGGAACTCCAAAACAAAAAATAGGAGTAGGAATCAGAAACATAAACAAACAACTTAGTGAAATGGAATCTTTCTTAAACTGGTATGGAAAAATCAAGAAAGAAAGTGGACTGAGTTCAGACCAACAATGGAAACGAACTAAAAGTCATTTATTCAAAATAAGAGAAAGACTAAGAAGGATGGCAACATCTATATCCGAACTATAATTAGGAAGTAAAATTATGAGTATTACCAGAGAGCAATTAAAAAACATAGTTAAAGAGACTTTGAAAGAAGAATCCGAATATCAGGTATTTTTTAGAAAAGCTTTAGAAAAAGCAGGAAAATCTATTCCATCAATGTCTGATGAAGAAAAGAAAGAGTTCTTTAATAAGATTGATAAAGCATGGAATGGAAAAGGTGAAAAGAATGAAGGTAATGCTTTCGGAGCAGCAGTAGTTGCTGCAAAAGAAAAGGGTGAAGATGAATTCGAAGTTGATGGTAAAACTTACAAAGTTGAATCAGTAGTAAACGAAGATGCTAATATGAACAAAAAGGTTAAACAACTTTTAGATAAAAATCTAAAAGAGTTAACTAAAGGTAAACCAAATCATCAGTTTGCAGTAATGCATATTTTGATGGGAGCATTGAGTGATGCTAATTTCCATTCGGAAGCTAAGAAAGTTGCAAAACTATTCCCAAGAGCAAAATATGAGGGTGACCCGATGGCAGCTAAGGATGTTGAAGAATACTACCACTATGAGTTAGGACCGGATGTTGCAAATATTTGTAAATGGGATGGCAAGGATATAGTGATGGCTATGGGATTCTATGTATCAATGACTATCGGCAGACCCGTTGGTGAAAAAGTTGAAAAATTAGTTGAATCAGTAAACGAATCAGCTAGTTGTAGTTGTGGATGTGGTGGTTGTTCTGAATCAGTAAACGAAGCAAGAACTGTATCTAAACCTATCAAAGTAGATGATGATACTATGGTTCAAATCGTTGGTGATAATAAAGGATTTAGAGAACTAACGGCGGCTCTTAACCCTAAAACAGGTAAACCTATTCAAAAGTTTGGATATGAAAGAGGTAATGAAATTGCTGATAGTAAAGAAGAATTGATAAAAAAATTACAAAAAAAATATGGTAAATCAATCAAGTTTGAATCAGTAAATGAGAGATTGACAAATAGTGATGTCAAGAGAATGGAAGGTTTACATTCTTATAAAAAAATGGATGAGGCTTTAAAAAGTTTGGTTTTTATTGGTAAAGAACTTT